CACGCCTTCAAAGAACCAACCGTATCCATGAAACTTTGCATTATTATGCTGAGCGCACTTTGACGGGTACGTGGTATAATTGTAAGGTAATTTTTTCTTTGTGTCAATGCCTCCATGACCTGCGTCAAGGAAAACACAAAATTTAGATGCTTTCATATTTTGATATTTTTAAGGGGAATAGAAACTAATCTACTCCCCTCGGCTGCCTAAGGTAGCGAATCGTCTGCGCCTATAATTTGAATCCTATGAGTGCGAAAGCCGCACCTACGATTGATAACTTTGCAGGTAATTTTACCTCAATTTCCTTCCCAGCGCACTCCCTCGATGTCTCCTTTATCTTATCCCAAATGATTTGAGCCAGTTGAACATATTCCCTCCATGTGAATTTCACTTTGTTGCCTTCAAGATGAACATTTATCTCCGAAGCCAGCTCCGCAAAGTTCATTGAGTAACAAGCCACGTCGCCCAAAGGTGACTTAATAGTATCAGCCGATTTTAAGGCTTCTTTTAAATTAGTCTGCATATTATTTATTTTAACGATTAAAAAAACGTGTGATTAAAACGCCAAGGTTTACGCCTGTAATGCGTTTAATATTTTCAGAAATAGAATAAAGCTCCACCGTCGCTATTAAAAACGCTGCCATGTACGTAATGTTGAACGGAAGGGAAAAAGTATTCCTTGCACCTTCAAATATCAGGATGCCACAAAAATAAACGACTATCTTTTCCATGGTTCGGTAAAGCCCTTTACTGTTTATCTTTTGTTGCTCCTTCCTTGCCGCGATGATCCCCGTTGCCATGTCAGCGAAAACAACGAAAATTGTAAAAATAAGGAATCCTTTAATCGGAATAAAAAATGAAAATATCCATCCGCAACAAATGGCATACGTTATCTTTTCCCATCCAAGGTGCAAAAAGTTTATTAAGGTTGTTTTCATCGAGTTACTTTTAACTGCCTCAAAATTACTTTTCCATCTTGTGAAATATATCTATTTTTTGCCTCCTCCCAATACAAATCAATGAATTGACCTAAGACTGGATAACTTATTAATCTTATTGCAAACTTTGAAAATACGTAAACGATTTTAGCCGTTGAACCTTCGACAAGGTATCTCAAAGTGCTTGTCGTTTTATTAAAATTAAAGTCAACGGCTGCCGTTGTTCCGAGCGCGCTTATTTGCCATTTGTTATCTGTAAAAAATTCCTCATTGTTTTTTAAAATAGTGTCCAATGGATTTTTACCCGTCAATTCTTGAATGTTATTATTTTCCCTTATGGCTGCCGTTGTTTTCCTCCCAAAGTCATAATAAGCAATTACCTTGTCCGCAAAGTTATTTGCCGTGTTTTCAAAACTTGCCAATGCTCCATAATAAAGTTGACTTGTATCACCAATCATTGAGGCTTTTTCGTAATATCCACCGTCAACGTAATCTGCACGGTAAATTAGGTAATATGAATTGTCAATGATTTTGACATAAGATGTATCAAAAGTTATCGTCTGGCTTTGAAGCTGAGACGCAAATAATAAAAAGAAAAGGATTTGTTTCATGTTTATTTTTTTAGTTTGATTGCATTACGTGCCAATTTGTACCATCGGCAACCAAGGTGACCCATTGAGGTGTAACATTGCCAGCCGATAAAATAGCTGTACCCGCTGAACCACCTGCCAAAGGAATGACGTTTGAGGCGCTACTTATGACCGTTGCATTTGAAAGATTTTTAATCATGTATTGCCTTCCATTTGTTGCCGTTGTTAAATTAATCGTTGTTGTTAAGCCTGTACCTGTTATTACTAATGATACCCTATTTGAAGAAAATACAACAGTTGCCCCAGTTGTTGTTGAATAAAATGTATAATCAACTCCGAGGGTTGTTCTTGCAACCGATGCACTTTCCGCACCTGTGCCGCCATTTGCTATTGGCAAAGTTCCTGAGAATTTACCTGCACGCCAATAAGGATTAAGCATTGCAGCCGTGTCGCTTTTATTTAACCTTGCGTCAATTCTCGTTGATAACGATGCCGTGTCAAGGTTGGTTAAAACATTGTTTCCTGCCTCGGTGATGTTGCCCGTGACCGCCAAGGTTGAGCCAAGGGTCGTTGCGCCCGTGGCGTTGAGGGTGCCTGTAATATCAAGGTTAAAAGAAGGCGTTGTATCATTGATACCAATGTTTCCATTATTGCTAATTGTTAATTTTGCATCCCTTAAATCTGCGCTTCTTCCTGCATTGCCTGTATTAACATTTAAAATATGTATTCGTCCACTTGCATCTGCTACACCACCAATTTCGTTTCTTTGAAAAACAATGGCACTTTTTCGATAATCATTATTTGCTTCTCTGTAACCAAATTGAATTCCTGAGTATTGAAATTGATTTAGTCCGTCAACAACACCAACGGAAACAAAATCATTTGCATTTGATTTAACTTCAAATGGTTTGTAGGCAGTAGAAAAACCAATGGCAACATTGCCCGAAAATGTCCCCGTCGTCCCCGTCAAGCCTCCTGTCAACGTTCCCCCTGTCAATGGCAAAAATGTATTTGATGTAACGCCCAAAGCTGAGCCAGTTAATGACAATGTACTGCCCAGCGTCACCTGCCCCAAGTCACCGTCTGCATCCGCGCCGACAAGGCGCGTTGGTGCGTCTGTTGTTAAATCTGTTATTCGCACTTCGCCTGAAACCTCAAGGTCTCGGTTTGGTGTTGCCGTTTTTATGCCAGCTTTTGAGGCTGCGGCAATGGTTGTGCCTGTGCCACTTGCACCCGTCGCAAAGATGATGTTTTTAATTACCAACTGATTTGAGCCTGATGGGTCTGGTAAGTCATTTTGCCTGCCAATAACTACATTGTTGGCTGCTGAACCTGTTATATTTGTCATAGAATTACCTCCAATAACTACATTCCCTGCTCCTGTAGATCCTGGAACTGATTGATTAAAAGTAAAATCTCCAATGGCAATATTACTTTGTCCTGTTGTATTTGAACGACCTGAACTTTGACCAAAAAAAATATTACTTCCCCCTGTTGTATTATTTAAACCTGCACTTGTACCAACAAATGCGTTGTTTAAACCTGTTGTGTTGTTTTGTCCTGCCGAAGATCCAATAAAACTATTTTGATTACCTGTTGTGTTCTTTTGTCCTGCGCTTATCCCAGCAAAAAAATTATTTGCCCCTGTTGTATTGTTTTGACCAGCGGTAGTTCCAATAAAATTATTATTATTTCCTGTTGTATTATTGGTTCCAGCAGCATTTCCTAAAAAAACATTTGAAGAGCCAATACTATTTTGCCTTCCAGCGTTTGTTCCAAAAATAACATTATTACTTCCTGTTGTGTTTTTTTCACCTGCAGACCCGCCCACAAATATATTACCACTGCCTGTTGTGTTGTTTAAACCTGCGTTACTACCTAAAAAAGTTCCATCGCTCGTTGTTCTTGCGCCACCGCCACCAAAAGCAAGTGTAAATTGATTGGGCATTCTTAAAGAGTTATACAAAGTTGCCGATCCGTCGTCTTGCCCTGCAAATAAAACAGGCGCTGAACCTGTGATTTGCATAATTCTAACATTATCAAGATTGCCCGTAAATGATGAAGTCGTGAATCGAAAGCCGCCTGTTATATTTGTTGGTAAGGTAAGTACTGCATAACCCGTAACATTGTAAGTTGGTAAAGCAATAGCTGTTCCATTGCCTAATATTACTGAAAAAGTTCCGCCTGTATAACCTGTTAAAGTGTATGTAATTTCATAAGCATTTCCACTTGTAACGGTTAACGAAGGCGTATAAGTTAAATCGCCCGATGCTGCTGTCGCGACTGCAACGGAGTTGTTAAATGTCCAACCCGTGCCGCGTGTCCAATTTAATGTATCTGTTCCTGTAAATGTTTGCGTTCCAACAAAAGTATCCCGAACAGGCTCCTGACTGTTTTTTATAATTAAATTTGCACCCGATGTCGTCGTCGTGTTTATTCCCAGCGTGTTATTTGCCGCATTGTAAATCAAGTCAGCATTCGAAGTGACGGAGTTGCTTCCGTTGAAATACGCCACCTGCCCACTTGTTCCGCTAATTTGATTGTCACGGGCAAAGGCTGAGGTATCAGAAATATTTAATTTAAGATTAATCCTATTTGACAAGGTTGCCGTGTCGGCATCGCGAAGGTAAGGCAATAGCATCGAAGCCGTGTCACTTACCAAAAGAGCCGCTGTTGTGTCGCGCCATAATCCACCAGAATAATACAAAGAAGCCTTGTCCACGGGTGAGGCAATTGAAACGTCATGAAGCTCTGATAATTTATAACCAGATGCTACGCGTATTGCTATTGTTCCATTGTTTGAGGAAGAGTTAATACAAAAGCCTATTGGCATATCAATGTTAGGGGCGATAGGTTCAACGTCTGTCCAAACACCTGCCACCGTTGGCGAAGGGTAAAGGATCGCACCAGCCGCAAAGGTATCAGTGTTAACTTGACGTATTTTGCCAAATGAAATAACATACCCGTCTTCACCATCGGTTAAATCATGTGCCGTTATTCCAAGTAAATATTTTGCATCGATTGAGCCGTTGGCGATAAATTTCGCAACCGTTATTCTCCCACTTGCACCAACCGTGCCATTGGCGTAAACAAGGCTTCCTTTTGTAATGGTTGAGCCTGTTTGGTTTTTAACAAGCCAAAAGTTTTTGAATCCTAATTCATTTGGTACATTGTCATTTAATCCAAGTACAACGGTTGCCAAATCGGAATCCCATCGCATTTTTGCCGTGTCCACATTGTTTGTCGGAACATTGACATTAAAAAACAATGAATCCACGGGCTGAGTGAAAGCCGCACCTCCAACCAAGCTCCAAACGTTGGAAGTAAAATCAAACGTATAAAATTTAAGGTTAATGGTATCAAGAATAACCCATGCGTTTTGGTTGTTTATCGGTTGAATGGAAGCCGTGTCTGACAATGAACCGCGCCACGTCAGCCCGTCGGCTGTGGTCTGGAAGCCAAGTCGTTGTTTGTTTCCCGTGTTTGGGAATTGCGCGAAAAGGCTGAGGGAGGCAAGTAAAAAAAGAATTGAAGGCAAAGTTTTTTTACCTCCAATCTTCTTAATTAAACTACTCCCAATTTTAAGCAATACCTGTTCCACCAATATTTCACCTACGCGCCCTAATGTTTTTAGGAATCGTCTTTCTTTCTTTGGTTTTATTTCGCTCATAATACAATGCCCATTGTGTTGTAAATATCAAATATTTCTTCATCCTCATTACAAGTTGCCTCAGGACAACCAACCGCGCTGGGAATAAATCCAAGAAGGTTGGTCGCGCAAGTGCACAAATAATCTTTGATTCTTTTCTTCTTTACCTCCAATCTTTGTAATAAAGTATCTTGATAAAATTTCAAGCCCTCAACGCCCACGTTTTGCCCGTATTCGTTATCCAATGTATAAAGACCGTTTGTACCAAGTTGCATCACCATATAAGGGGCTGCCTCGTAAAGAACCGCATTGGCGCAAAATGATTTTAATTGGTCGTTCCATAACGCTTGATATGAAGTTGACGTAAACGCCGTGGAGCTTCCTTTGTCCGAAACCAAGGCATCGTAAAACGACAAGCCAACGGCGGGAATAATCCAACGATATTCAGCATCTTGAATGTGAGGGCTTATCAATGACTTATCAAGACGTATGTCCGCAGGCGTTGGTCTTGCAACACCGCCGCTAATCACCTCAGACGGTTGTATTAATTGGCTCATTTGTTTCGATTGGTGAATAACCTAATATTTCCCTCTTTTCATCTTGCGTTAAATTATCTTCAACCGCAATGTCACCCATGAAAGACACGGGTAAAGTGTTTGATATTGAGAATTGAACGTCTTTTAAGGCTGGGTTATAAAGCCCAATTTCGGCTAAATAAGGATTTATAATTTTAGATAACATCAAGTTTTGGCGCGGCTTAATCACCGTGCTTTGAAGGTACTCCATCTCTTGTCTTATCTGTTGATTGCTTCCAAGTTGACCCGCGGTTGCGAAGCCTGCAAGTGACTTGCTCCACCTGTTAGCCACGACAATCGCCGAGGCTGCCAAGTTTTGCAAGTTTAAAAATTCCCCCTCATTTTCCTTTGACGTGGGAATCCAATTTGCTTTTAATTTTTCGTCCCTCAAGACTTGTACGAATAACTTATGATTATTCGCCATGCCCGTAAACTTGCTTTCTATTCCTTCAACCAATTTCTTCGCCTCGGCTGGAGTAATTGAGCCGAAGAATTGCATGATACCCGAAGGCATGAAACCGTTTTCAAACTTGCTTGTATTAAACCGCTGAATCCTGTATTCCATCTCAGCCCACATTTTCGCGCCAATCCACTCAGGTAAACCAAAGTAAAAATAGCCTGCCGCGTATTGCTTCACATGGATAACGCTTCTTTGCGTTCCGTCTTCAAATTTCTTAAAGTCTGGGTACATTGGCACTTCTCGAAAACCTTCGCTTTCGTAAAATACGCCGTCGGTTGTGAGTGGCACCTCTTCCCAGTTATCGTAAATGCCAACAGATTTTATTATCTGGTCGGCTTCCGCTTTTCGAATGCCAATGTTATAAACGGGTACATGATAAATATAAGTAAATGGTTGTGAACCTACTTTGCCTTTAACAATTTCGCAAAAGCTATTTCCAAAAGCATCATAGTCAAAAGCAAGTTGAGCCAAAACCTCTTGAAGATTTTGACCGTGTAAATTAACCTGTGAAATAACATCCTCAATTTCATTTAAAGAATCGTCGGTGATTACCTCCCCCTTCATGGACGTGGTAAGCAATGTATTTGACTTACCTTTCATGGGAATGAAGCCGTCACCGACGACCATATTTGTTTTATCTTCGATTATCCTTCTTAACGTCGGCGAATTATTTACAATGGCTATAAGGCTCTTTAAAAAGTCGTCTTTTTGCGTAAAGAACCTTACCCACTTTGCCCCCGTGAAATCAAGCCTCTCCCGTGACGGCTCGTTAAAAATATCTTCCTTTACCAGCATGGTATTAGAAGTATCTAAGGTAACCGAAGCAAGTAAAGGGCTTTGATTCCGTTTACTTACTCGATTGTTCCGATTCGGGACTGCCTGTATTTTCTTTAATTGTTGGCTCATAGCTTTTTTTCTCAGGGGTATAAATGACGTGTT